GCGCAGTTCCTGTATAGACCTGTGAGGTGCTGAACTCCGCAAACTGAATATTTGAAGTGCCAAATGTAATTGTTCCCGCAGGGGCGCTCAAAACATAAGCAACACCCCTATTGACCGTGCCATTCTGTACAAAGAAATAATCATTAAGGCTAAGTTGATTTGTGCCAGAACCGTAGGTATCCGCATCTGTTGCGCGAGTCAGAACCGTTCCGCCTGTTGCCCATGTGTAGACGCCATTTTGGATTTGATTGACTTGGTCTTTAATTAAAACCCGATTGGTGTTAAGAAGCGTATAACCATCTAAAACGGTCAATGGTGTGCCAAGCGTAAGCGTAGCCCCAACACCAGCCGTGCCGTTGTTATAGGTGACAACTCCAGTTAGAGGCGCGGTAGTCGCCGCCTGCACTGGCTGGTGATACGTCAAACCCGTTGAGGTTGCGGTATCAACGTATTGTTTGGTGGCTAACTGTAATGCAGTAGTTGGGTCTTGCGTAACCGCAACAGAAGTCAATCCACCCAAAGTAAGGCTAGAAGCACCCAAAGCAATAGCAGTTGTACCAACAGTCAACGAACTGTTTGTCAATGATGCGTTGGCAATGTTGGTCAGTGTGTTTGAACCACCGCTGATTGTCTTATTGGTCAGCGTTTGAGCCGCATTATTTGTGGTGACTTGGTCTGAAACAACTTGGGCAGATGCCATGTTGAACGCGCCACCAGTGATTGTCTTGCTCGTAAATATCAGCGAACTAGGCAACGACAAAACTGGCGTCTGACCACCAGTAGAGTCTATTTCATTGGCTGTACCAGTTACAGAAGTCACCGCGCCAATCGCAGATGCGGAAATTGCGGTGTTTGCAATAGAGGTCACTTGACCTTGCGCGTTTACCGTAAAAGCTGGAACTTGAGATGAGGAGCCGTAAGTACCAGCGGTTACGCCACTATTAGCAATTGAAATCGTACCTGTTGAGGTGATTGGGCCTCCCGTCAACCCTGTCCCCGTCAAAATTGAGGTAACGCCAGAACCAGCGGCAATAGTTTGCCACGCGCCGTTTATGTAACCCTCAAACAGTTGGAACGTGGTGCTGTATCGCAACATTCCGTTTGCTGGACTTATTGGACGGTCTCCTGTGGCTCCAGCAGGAACCAACACGTTAGATGCACCGGGCAACTGGGGGTTGTTGGCAATTGAAATTTGAGGCGTTGTTGATGAATTTACAACCGTAATTTGATTGGATGTACCGCTCACAGAAGTAACTGTGCCGTCACCTTGACCAAAATTATTCCAGTTTCCGTTTTGAAAACCCTGAAAACGAGCAGTGGTCGTGTTGTAGCGAATCTGACCGCCAAAGCCAACGGGTAGCTGTCCAGTCGTTCCAGAGGGTACAGCCATCGCGCTAGTGCCGGGCAACACCACGTTGTCAGCAATTGAAATCGTTGGGCTTCCAGACTGACCATCACCATTTACAAGGTTGATTTGACTGGCTGTTCCAGTAATTGTGCGAGGGGTAAGACCGCTTCCGCTAATTACCGCCACCATGCCAGAACCGCTCAAATTAGCAAGCGATGCAGGCAAACCACTCAAAGCCACCGTTGGGTTGCCAGAAACGCCATCTCCGTTGGTAACGGACAAGCCAGCCCCAGAAGAGGCTACAGAACGCCCCGTAATGGCTGTAGAAGACGTTTTAACCTGTATCCCAGTACCAGAGTTCACCAAAGATAATAAAGCGCCTGTAGTGCTGATATTGAAGAGTCCTTGCGCACCACCGTCAGTGGTTACCAAACCATTGGTTGCGCCAACATAACGGCTATTGGGCAACTGCGGGGTTTGAGAAACCGTCAGGTATGAATAGGTCTGTGTTGGCGAATTGGCAATTGCGCCCGTAGTCGTTTGAACCGTTACGCCATTTTGAACAACAGGAACCGCCTCAGTGCCTGTGATAGCACCAGCCGCGGGGAGTTGGAGTATGGTTACTTGTGCGGACATTTATGTACTCGTATTGTCTGGGGGGTTAGGAGCAATCGTATCCTTATTCCCTGTGTTGGTCGGAGTTTGAGTATTTTGTTCAGTCGAAATTTGGAACTCACTTGTTCCGCCAGTCATCAGGAAGTTGTCGTTCGCGGCGACGCTCACATCGGGACGTGCAAACCGAAGGTTAATCCTTTCGGTTTTCCGAGCCGCTAAACGGTAGGGGTCAAGCGTGTCCCAGCACCCGTCGCCACAGACGCGCAGACCGGGGGAGTTCCCGTCAGGTCTCAAATTGACATACGGCTTCTTCATCTTGCATCTATCGCACACCGCGATAGCAAGTGAAGTCAGTCCCGTTGTGTCTAAAAAAATAGGCATCCGCTACCTCGTGTACACGGAAATGTTAGGGGCGAAGTAAATTGGCGACTTGTCGCGCTCTTCTTGCTCCGCCTCGTACAGATACTTCTCAGCCATCTTTTCCAGATAGCCAACCCTGTCCATTGCTACCTGTGGAAGTTCAAGGCTCATACGGTGAGCCAGCATGAACACCACCGCCTCGTACCAGCGCTGAGGAATCTGCAATTCGTCAGTCAAAGCGCCCACGTCCATGATTTGGGTGGAGTACCACACAGTCATTTGCACGAATGCGTTACTGGGGGTAGGCCAGAGATAAATCGTAGGATTCGGAATAGTGCGGTCAAACCAAAACTGAAAAGGCTGGTTTGCTGTGAAATTCTTGTTTGGCAGGTTGGTGTAGTCGTCGCGGTTCAGGCGAGACATCATCACCTCGGTGCTGTTGTTTCCGATGTACCACTCGCGCAGGGCTAAAGTAGTCCCACCAGAGGCAACGATGCGGTAAAAAGCGACTGATTGACCGGGGTCTATATCCGTCCACACCCATGTGTTGTCCGTGACTGCGACTGCGCCAAGGTTCTGCAACGTAGAGTACGTCACCCCATCAGTCGAGTATTGAAGCGAAATATTCCAAGTTGCTGACCCACCACCAGCAATATAGGGCAAAAAGCCAATAGAACCCGCATAGATGGGGTTTGTCGTGCCGTAATTGACCGTGAAGTTGCCGTTCGCTGAAGTCTGCTGGGTGTAGGTGTCAATGTTGCCATCGTAAAGATTTGCAACCGTTCCGCCAGCAGAGGAGGTGTACGCCCCTACTGGACGATTTAAAGTGCGATACAGCACGTTGAGCGTGTCTACAGCACCATCAGGCAGGGTGTATTGGTATTTGTTGGGAGAAAGTCCAATGACCTCTTTGCTGATGCACCAGTATTGGATGCCACGGTTAATGAGGTTGGAGAGCAAAAACCCAAGCGACTGACGAGCGGAGACGACTTGCTCAGACGTCAGTTCTTCAGCCAGCTTGCCACACCGACGAGCGCCGTGGTCAATCAACGTCTGCACATTGACCGTTTGTCCGTAGGTGTCAGAGTACGCCATCTTTTCTTGTCCTTACCAGCCGGGGCAGTCCCACCGCTTCAGCGATGCCTTGGCGCGTGGTGCGTCCCCTTTTGAATGTTCCACAACCCCACTCATGCGTGCGCAAAAGGAGTCCTTTCGAGCGCCGCCTTTAGGTTGTGGAGCCTTTAAATCACTTCCAGTTTCACGGTTATATTTTGCCCGACCTTTGGCTGTTAATCCAGCGCCTTTTCCAACAGGCAACTTCTCGCCGCGACCGACTGCAAGATTAACTTTTTTCTTGGTCATTTTGCTTTGGCTGTCTTAGCTGAATCACGAAAGTCTTTAGCCGTTGGAGCGCCTTTTGAACCCACTCGACGCATCTTTTCGCCAGAGCCTTCAGCGATTCTTTGACGTTTTGCATTGATATTTTCATACAAACCACCGCCTTTCATTTTTTTTGCCTCATCAGCCTTGGTAAATTCTTTACCGACTTTTTGAGGGATGCCCACCTTCTTAGCAAACGCAGGGTTATGTGCGACCGCCGCCATTAAATTGTGCTGGGAAGATGATTTGCTTGGCATGATTAGTTGTATCCTTTGGTCATCTCTAGAATGACCCAGTAGGTGTCACCCGCAGAGGCGTCAGCAGTGGTGAACATGATGTCACCAGTAACGCCAGTGCCACCGTTATTGGTAATACCACCAAAATTGCTCATGTCGAGCGTCTGCACGTTATTGGGCGCTGAGAGAAAGAACGGCACATCCGTTGTAGCGTCCCAAAGCATTCTGACTTCCATACCATGAGTAGCAACGTAGATTTTGGTAACCGTCACTCTTGTGCAAGTTTTGCCAGAGGCGCTCGGCAATAGCGCAGAAACGTCTACCTTCAAAACCGCAGACTCACCAGTGCCATCACTGATGTTTGTAAATTTCATGATAGCCGTTCTATCATTATCGACAAGCGTTTGACTTGTGACTGCATCAGCCATATTTTTCTCCAATTAAAAAGCGGGGGCCGAAGCCCCCACTCGTTTTCAACAAGCGCGTCCGCCGCGTTTCTTTCCTGCTGGCGTAACCGTTACAGACTCTTTTGTCTTGGTCACACTGTCAGCCTTTGGCATGAAGTAATTCTTGGCTTTACCAGCCAGTTCCTTAACCATGCTCAAAGGATTCATTGCATCTTCCAACTCACGACTTGCTTTGTCGCTTACAGATTTTGGGTCTACTTTGTTTTTGTCAAAGAAACGCTCATTTGGAGTTGGAGAGCCACCTTTCTGCATCTTCTGGTACTTGCTGTAAACCTCGTTGGACTGAGCCTTAGCCTGCTTCATAGCAGTCTTGTTCTCAGACGCAAAGTTCTTCATCAAGCGACCTTCAGCGGGGGTGACTTTGCCACCCTTTTTGAAAGTACCAGACAATTGATTGATGCTTACTGGTGTCGATGGCTTTTTAGCGCCTTGGGGCATCGCGACGGGTTTGCCTGAATTAACAGTTCCCCCCGTCGCGTAGGCTTTTTTTGAGGTTTTGCCTCCAGCCTTGAAGCCACCAGCATTACCTAGTGCAACGCCACCAGTCTTGTAGCCACCGCCATTGCCCATTTTCACATCACCAGTTTTGCCACTGGACTTACCAGTGTATTCAGCGGTGTGCATCAGGGTATCGCGGTACTTCCCGCCTTGGTTTTCGGTATTGATGATGCCGTTACCAGTTACGCCACCTTTGGCGTACTTCTTAACGTCTCCACCTTTCTTGTAACCACCGCCGTTGCCAAGGGCAACACCGCCAGTTTTAAGACCTTTGTGACCTTTGCTTGCAGGCTTAGACTCGTGAGACTTCAGTTCTTTCTCAAGACCTTTCATCTTCGACATTTCAGCTTTGTGCGTAGCCTTGGACTCGCCACCTTCAGCTTTTCCGCCCTTTTTCATGACGGGTGTAGCCATAGGAGTGGCAGGCTTCTTAGCCATCATCGCCTTGCGACGTGATGCCATAGAGGGCTTGCCCGGTGCGCGAACAGGAGCGTTAACAGCAGGACGACCCACCAAAGCAGGTGTTCCTGACATCATGTCCAAAGCGCCACCACCCATAGCCATCTTCTTATGACCGCCTTCAGCCATACCGCCTTTTTTCATGTTGACGTGACCGCCTTTTTTGAGTTTCAACTCAACTGTAGGCTCAGTGGTCATCATCTTGACCATTGGTTTAAATTGTCCCATGTCAACTCTCCTTTAGGCTTGAGTTACGCCGAGAGCGCCAACGCGAGTCGCGTTAGGCCCAACAGCGATGGCTGGCAACAAGATTCCCACTACGGTGCGAACAATACCGTTCGACGCAGTAGCAGGGGTGTATGTACCGCGAACGTCACCAGTGGTAGTCGTAGCAGTTGCAGTGTCAGCGGCGACAAACGTACCAGCGTCTTGCGCCAAAGCGTTGTTGCTCTTCACGCTTGCCACATAAGCAATGTTAGGAACGCGAACTGGGCAACCCAACACGTTGGTTGTACCAACAGTCAGAGCAGTACCAGTAGCGCCACTCACGCTCACAGAAGTAACAAGGTAGAAGGCTTTCAAACCACTTACAGCGGTGCTTACAGC